CTATTTCGCGAGGCCCCCTCCCCCTACCTTTGATGTTCCCGAATCAAGTCACAGGAACTGGTTCATTCTCCAATGAAACTTTTCTGTAGATTCCAAGAACATTCTCACGAACGATCTCATCAATTGCTTCTTCAATTGCGTGTGATTGATCAGCTTCACTCAAGTCGTCTGATGTGCGAACGATGCGAGCAAGCAGAGCACTACTGAAGTAACCAGCAGCCATGTCAAACGCATACCACTCATCAAAGTGAGTGAATGGATTGTAAGGGTTGTCGACTGTGGTTAGCATGCTCTCCATGTCTTACACCTCACTCTCCAAACCAATCTTTAGAGTGGACAATGAAACACCAAGGGCGTCTGCTACTTCTGCCTGGGTGTACCCAGAACTCAACATAAGCTGGGCTCTAGCCTTCTTAGTAGCAGTCATAGTTCTTGGTGTGCGTGGTGTAGCAAGTTGTTTCACTTGATCTAGATCTGCATTGGCCAAGATCTGATTCAACTTGTTATTACTGATAGCACCTGCTTGAATGGCAGCCCACTCGGAGTCAGTAAATTGGATACGCTGCTTCTTCGCTCCGGTACGGAGGCGGGCTTCAGCAAGTGCCTGTCCCTTGATCTTCTTTAGATCTGCGGGATCCATGTCGGGGTTTGATGCCCGCTTCTGGGAAACCACGGCGTTTGCTAGGAGCTGGGCCTGTCTCTCAAGGGGTGCATTCCTGAGAGCAAGATTCAATTTGGCGTTGAGCGATGCCACTTCTTTTGCATAGGCGGTCTTTGCGGAAGGTGAGTAGGGGACACCTCGAGTGTTGGCTGCTTGCTTTCTTGATTGATTAGCCAAGGCCTTCAATCGATTAGCATGATCTGCATACACCTTCTCTATTGGAGTACCAGAAGAAAGGGTGTTTGCATCTCGTGCTTCTGCCAACTTCGTAGTCTTCGTAGTCTTCCTTATCAACTTCCCTTTATCATTGACAAAGGTAGCACCGGTAGGTGTGAAGATCTTCTCACCAGTACCCTTGTCAACCTTGAATCCCTGCTTCCGTTCAGGAACCCGAAGCTCTGACCCTGCCTTCGAGATGAGGGTAGATGCACCAGCTCTTGCGCCACCTTGATACTTGGCCTTGAGTTGAGCTATCCCATTATCAACAGCAGAACCCTTGTAGTTCAGGTTGTGCTTCTCAGCATCGATGACTACCATGGAGTGCCGAACTGCTCGAGCAAGCTCGGCATCGTTTGCACCACGGATAGTCATGTCAGTGATGAGGTTAGAGATGACACCCATCTCAACCTGCTTAGTACGAGGGGTCATGCGAGGCATGCCATCATAAGCAGGATAGGCTGCAATAGGGTCGAAACCCTTTAGACCTTCAAGTGGCGGTTTGGTGCGAACCTTCTTTTGATTGTTCGGGATAACCAGAACAGTATCCCCATCGAAATCGGCACCAGACAATCTTTCTGCTACCTTGTGATGGATACCGACTGCATCCTTCGCCGAACCTAGAGCTCGTCGTGCTTCGGCATTCCGATTGTTAACGGTCAGTTCTGGAATCTCGAACACACCACCATGTGGATGTCGAACCAGGACTACACGCTCACCATCTCGGAAGTTCGGAGCATGGATCTCTGTCTCTTTTATGGACGAGATAGGAAGAATGACATGGTGTCCACCCTGACGAGGCAGAGCTGCTGCTTGAAGATGGACTGCCGATGAGTCAACATCTTCAGCAAAGGTGTCAAGCAATTTCTTTCTGACCGTCGGGTTGGTCAACGCCATGATCTCATCATGCTCAGACTTACGACGTTCATACGTCATGTCAAGTTGAGCTTTGGCAAGAGCAGGGCTCTGCTTAGAAAGGAACTGAGATGACAGGTTGTTGGACCAAGTACTCCAGTTTCCTTCTTCGTTGACGATGTTCATTACGCCATGTTGACGACTAATCGAAGCACCGAATGGGTTGTCCTGATCGACATTCCCATCCTTATCTCGCTTCAATTCCTTCATAGCGTCGAGCTTGTTTCCAGTGTTACGTTTGTTCGTATTGAAAACAAGATCTGCACCCGGTGGCATGTCATCTTTGTACATGGCCATGCCCTTGATGTAATGCGTACCGTCAACCGCAATACGAACCTGAGCATAGCTGGATCGTCCAAGAGACAAGTCGTCAACACCGCGGCGAACGTGGATCACACCATCAGCTTGACTGCCACCTTCATCTGCGTAACGAACGGCCACACGTTTCGATGACACAGAAACGGGAGGTTTGATACCCAGATAAGTACGGCCACCATCTTCGGAGAAATCTGTCACTTGCTGAATCTGAGAACGATTCTTGAAGACTTCCGAGTACGTAGTACCCGGTTTCGCCAAGACTTTGATAGTGGTGTCTTGTCCGGTTCCTAGTTGCTGAACCTTGACATAGTGAAGAGTGTATCCTTCTTCCTTCAGTCGAGCAACAGCAACTGCCAACTTCTCTTTACTGACACCAACATGATGCTCTACACCAGCACCGATATCGAGATACGTCTTCTGTTCTATCTGATCCTTGAGCATGTTTGACGTAGCTTCAAGAATCTTCGCTTTGTCTCTCTGCCCAGGCTCGAGAAGAGAACGAACCGAAGACTCGTTGATCCCCATCCTTTGACCGATGGCAACGTTTGAGTAACCCTTCTCTTTCAAACGCTGAGCCATGTCGATGTCAGCTTGCTTGACTGCGTTCCTAGCGATGGACTTAGCAACTCGGAAATCAGTGGTATTCATTCCGAAACCACGCATGATTTCAGAATCACTCATACCTTTCGATTTCAGATCATCGACCATACCAAGAAAGTCACGGCTTCTCGTCTCAACATCGCCACCTGAACCCCAAGGGTAGCGGCCAGACTTCCTGAGAATGCCGTAATGAGCAAGGTAGGTACCCTCATCTATTATCAAGAAGTCGCCTCCACTCTCAAATAGTCCAGACGCTTGTCAAAGGTGACGATTTTATCCATGATGTGGAAGATGTTATCCGGATCGGGCAGATACACTTGGATCTCATCATGTTGATAAATGCGGAGTTCAGCTTCAATCTCGAGAGGCTTGAACCGATACTCTAAACAAAACAATGCCATGTACACTTCAAGCTGATGTACGGATCCTGGATTCATGCCCGATTTGAAATCGTGGATCCTCAGTTTGTTGTGACGGAAACAGATCGTGTCAGCAGTACCATAACAGTTATCCGAATAGTACAGTATCTGCTCACTGGACATTCGATAACCAATGGCATCATTGACATACTGGTTCAATGACATTGTGGTGTCTGGAAGCTTCACACCTAGTCGGATCAGATTATGAGCCAAGGCATGAAGTTCGGTTCCACGCTGAGCTGCCATAGCCTTGAAGAAGACACGATCCAGTTTGTCTTCATCATAGTTGATCCAATGATAGTTACTGGCAGAAAGGAATGCGTGCTTACCTTGGAGTTGAGAATGACTGGTAAAGTTCATGAACAATCTCCACTTCATTCTCTGGGGCAATCACCCGACCAAACGACATTCCATCCAACAAATCGAGGTAATACTCTTGATTCGGTTGGAATGGAGCATCAAGGGACGGTTTAGTTTCAAGAACTCCCCAACGATCGAAATGGAGAAGAGTGAGGTCTGGAAACCCTTGAATGTAGTTAGGGTCATTTTTCAAAACAACCAAACCAGGAAACTCATGCTTCAGACGTCGAATGAGTTGCATCTGATATACTCGCTCGAGCACAGCTTGATCTCACTCCTTCTATTATATCCCGCGATTTCTACGCTAGTTGGTATCTATTTACACAAACGCTGATACAATTGTTGCGTAGGCCAGACTCGTTGTTGACTCAGAATGGCGAGTTTGATATGGACATCTATAAGACCATAACGAATCGCCGCATCCCAAGATGTTTCAAACTGTTCACCAGTTTCAACTTCTTCAATAGGACTTTGAAAACCACGAGCATCATTGAAGAATTGTTTATAGTACTTGATGGCAAACCATCTAGGACGCCACAACAGATTCTCACGATGATTGTTCTCACGATCACCGTTCAGATTGATAGGGGTGTCAAAAGCTTCATTAGGTGGAGGAGGTAGAAACTCCTGAGCAACCAAAGGTGCGACTGCTCGCTTGAATTGAATTCCACCTCTCATCAATCCAACATGAACAACTCCTCGTTGATTCCTCATCAATACCATAGGTTGGCCGTGACGATTCACCACTCGACCATGGTCACTGACAGAGTATTCCGGAAATGTCCGAATTGGTTTCCAAAGTTCCATTCATCCTCCTATGTACACATCTTGTCAAATCCAAAATTTTTGAGTAAAAAGTTTTTTAAAATCTTACACTTGGTATCTAATTAGATATCAAGTATGCAATAAAAAAAAAGTTTTAGCTTCAAATTTGGATTTTTGACAAGTCTACCTATGACAAATTAGGACATCCGCGACATGGTCAAATGGGTCACTTTTTTCTAGAGAACAAATCGGACATTTTGACACGCTCGTTGAAGCTCTTTTTTTCCTTCAAACTTCGGGACACTGCCAAATCTATGGCAGAATTTGACATGAAGATGTAGTAGTACAGGATCGAAAACGGTGTATTGAGCCTGTCAATTCTCCCAAAAGCTTGATGCCAAAGTTTGTATGAATACGTCAACGAGTAAAATACCATCGCATCAGTGGTCGTACAGTTCCATCCTTCCGCACCCGCTGTATACTGAACAAGATATACCCACGAGTCACACGAAGGAATATTCTCATGTTTGTGACCGTTCCATTCCGCTACGGTCACGAGATCGGACAAAGATCGTAGGGCCTCCAGTTCGTAGTCGAAGTTGTAGAATACAACCAACTTCGCATGGCGACCCATGAGTTTCTTCAATGCTGCTATCCGTGAAGAATCCGAGTTGACAATCTTCCGTATAGTTCCGAACAACTCCGCCACATCTCGGATAGGCGCGTCCTTGAACGGGTTCCATCGTTTTTTCACCGCCAACTCAAACAATTCACGATCATACTCAACATCAACCGCCGTCACCTGACGAGTTGTCCTTCGATCGAATGGCATTTCCACGAGCAAGGAGTTCCTCAATCGCACAAGTGTCGCCACCTCGACATACCGGTCGACTTTGGGAAATTTCGTGAATGTATTGTAGACGACGTGCTGTCTCTTGAAAGACGTACGATTTTTGTAGAAACCGTTGGCGATGAAGACAGGAATGTAGTCCATCCATGTATCGCCAGGAGTTGCACTCAACAGGATCCAGTGATTCCATCGGGCAATTCGGATGAACATCTGGCTCCATTGTCCACTACCAACCAATCTCTGTTCGTCAAATATGAAGAACGCTCCTTGAACATCACGGTAGCGTCCGATGTTGTTCCAGCTATCAACGGTAAGGACGCCCGCTGTTGTAGCATCCGCATACTTCCCAACACCATACTTGACAAACTCTCCATCCCACTCAAGGGAATCACGTTTCTTGGCAGTGGTAATGACGTAGACATCTTTCGGCGCTTCCGATCTCATGTAATATGCTGCAGCAACGAGGGATTTTCCGGTCCCGACGCCTCCCCAAAGTATCTTTCCATTGCTCAGCTTATTCACCGCCTCTTCTTGATGCGGATAAAGTCTCACAACCATGTCTCACCTCCCCTCTCAGGCAAAAACAGAAGACCATGGTTAGGCCTTCTGCTTCTTTCAGATCTCTGTGAATTGATCACCAATCTCGTCCACGCTCATCTCATACACATCCTCGAAGTGCTCCACAGTCAGAATGCGCCACAAGTGTTTGAATTCGGTGTCGATGATGAAGTAGTTGTCCTCGGCCAAGTACTGGTTGAGAATCTCTTCAGTCCACCGATCCTTGACAAACGGGTAGGCTTTCAGAATCATGGGAAGCGATCGTTCGGTGAATTTGACGGCATACAGAGCCATGACAAATCCTTTCACGTAGGGTCTTCTATTATACCCCACGTTTTCAACGCGACTTCGGTAAAAAATATAAGACAAGCAGGAGGACCCCCATCCCCCTGCTTGCCCTGCTGATGAAACTTGGTATGGCGTCTACGGAATCCATACCATATTCAGTTGTGGGTGTTGCGGCCTTTCGACATTAATCCCCTCTAAGGTGTATCCTCCACTCGAAATTGTTAGACCATTGCGCATCACCCCTAACATCTCCAGGCAAGGGTCAGAGCCGGGGAAGCACTCTGACCTTCACCTGCAAACGTCAGCGATCGCCGAGAATCTCGCCAACACCGTCCTTGTAGAAGTTCTTCTCGTCCTCCGTCAGCTCTCCCCAGAACTGCCGCATCTCGACAGGAGTGACCTCACGACCGGGGCAGCCGAAGTAGGCCTTGATTTCGATGATGGACGCCGGCTTCGCCACGTTATCTCCTCCACCTCAAAAGAAAAATAAGAAGCCACGCAACTGTGCGTTATGCCAATTCGATCTTGGCTCGACTTCTCTCTCGTTATACGCCTTGTATTTCTTGCGAGCTAGAACTCCGGCAAATACGGGAGCAGGATCAAAATGATCGCGACAGTGAATCCGATCGCCAGTGCAAGGTTACCCAATGTCTTCCAAGGATGTTTCATTGCCGCCTCTGCCTGAACACGATACCCTTGCTTTCGAAGTGCTCGATGATCTGTTGGGCTTGATGCGAAGGAATACCCTCATCGATGAACACCTTCAAGACTTTGAAGATGGTGAACTCGTCGAAGAACTCTTCTTCCCCTTCGTCTTCTTCCGTCATCTCATGCGAGCTGATCATGACGTCCGGAAACGACGGAGCGAGATCCGTAGCTGTCCGAGCAAGGTGATTGAACACCTCCATTCGGGCAATCTGACTGTCGGTCGTTACGGTCAACGACAAATGTGTTCTACTCACGCTAGTTCTCCCTCGACAACGCGATCCGGATCAAATCCTTCTGGTAGCTCGTGAACCCTGCCTGCCCTGGCCGGGAGTTCGTCGAGATCAGCGTACTTGAGGTCCAGCGGGTCTTCGTGAATCGTGACGTACATAGTCTTGAGATACGCCTTGACTCCCGTCTTCCCACCAACTGCCCACTCGTACGGACGGATCGTGAGATCCACTGTCTTGATGTCAACCCAATCGAGAAGTTCAACCATGCTTTCGTCAAGAATGGATCGTCCCTTCGAGGTAACCAATACAAGTCGTGGAGGACGAATCTTGAAACCGATGGAGACCTGCAGATACGGCTGTTCAGGGTCTCCTTCTTCACGTGACCGTAGCGCTTTGATGTTCCAGCCATCGCGCTCCATATCCTCCGCGGTCTTCTCATCCAAGAGCACGCAGAAGTTCCGGTCTCCTTCTCGATTGTATCGCCCCTCTCGGCCGGCGAAATTCCGGAATATCAGACGCGCATCCTCAATGACCAACATGCCATCATTCGGTCCCATTCTTTTTCCTTCGCATTTCATGCCCTCGAATGCACGGATACTTCAAGAGCTCTTGATGATGGCAGAAGCATGCGCCGCAGGACCAACATCCCCAGGGGATATCAGAGAACTGCCGCATGTTGTGGGAGGGATGGATTCCGTCAGGAGTTTCCATCGATCCACGTCTCGTCGTCGAGCTCGACGTTGTCGATCTTTTCGTAGACGTCGACGAAGGTCTTCTTCCGAGCTCCGCTGTGTGTCACCTCGAAGTAGTACTTGTCGTCGAGGGTGGTGATGACCATGGCCTTCCAGTTCTCCAGCGTCTTGGAGAACCAGACCAGCCGAACTTCTGCGGAAGTGATTGGGGTATCTTCCGTCCGCCACATCTCGTTGTAATAGGCCAGCACCACACCGAGAGCCTGCGACATGGGCTGAGTGACTTCTGGATCTTCAGTTTTGAACGATCGAGGACCTTCTCGGTTCACTTTCGCTCCTCCACGAATTGTTTTGGTAAATGCCATGTCGGACAGATCTTCGGTGGGTCCGTCGTCCACGTATTTTGGATTAAGCAATGGATTGGAAGAGATCAATGCTGCCTCAACCGCTCCTTCAAGATCTGTTCCGATAGAAAGACTACCAACACCAACGGCATTCAGAACATCCATCGGCGTATCGTCATGGAATGTGGCTTCGATTCGACCATCAGAATAGACTTTGGCCGACCCTACAACATCCCCATGATACGTCAGCGGCACTGTGTTATGAGTCTTTTCTTCGTTCATCCCCAAGTCCAATCATCTATTTCATGGGTTTCAACGTAAGGTAACAGAATACTCGCCACCCATCGTGCAATGCATTCAATTCCGTAACGTAGCGAGGACCGTCGTGCTGATTTCCCGATTCAATGGTGCAGAATCCTCGCTTGGATCCTTTCCTCGCAGGCTTGACTTCCACTGTAATCACCGCAGTGGAATTCGCATCAACCAAGACACGGGTGTAGTATTCCGGACCAACTACAAGCTCGTCAATGTACGGACGATCTCCACCTGGTGTGGTGATGAGAACCCGCCAAGGACGAAGATTTTCCTCGGGAACTCCGGTACGGAAAATCACAATCCTTTTTGGATGAGGCTCGGGATCTCCTTCCCTTGGATCGGGAACTTGACCAGTGGCTTCTGTTGCCACCGGTGGTGGGGGAGGCGCAGGTTGTGGTGCACTCGGGTGTGTGTCATTCGGGCACTTCTCAGCCGACACAAACACGAATGCCAAAACCAAAAGGAATGACACCCATTTACGTGGTTTTGGTTTCACCGGTTGCCTCCTCCGCCGGATAGATCTCTGGGGTGATGATCAGACCTGCCAGATCTCCTCGCAAGGCCATGTCATACAGTTCTCGACCGAAGTTTCCCCCGGAAAGATTTGAGACCGTGATCTCGATCCCACCTTGTTCTGTGAGTTTGGCTGATCCAATTCCAACCAGCACAATTCGTTGCATTCTGACTGGAACTCGAATCCAGCCGTCTCCTCGCATCTTGACCTCCGGGTAAAAAGAAATTCCATTCTTCTCACCATAGGCCGTGTAAATCCTACGACACAAACTCCGTAAATGGCCCAAAGTAGTCGATAGTCTCTCGAGCCTTCTCGACCAGTTTCTCGAAGTAGGATTCGTCGATGGCTTCCTGAGGCATGTCCATCGCCATCTCAGCTTCCACCCACAAGAACCCTTTTGTACCAGTTACCGCGTACGTTTTCCCATCCTTGACCCGGTACAGGACGCCGCCACCGAAACCTTCTCTGACCGGGACAAATCGCCCAGTGCGCCCGACGAAGTGCATGGACTTGTCAGAGGTACCGAAGTCGAGATACATCGTACCCTGAGCTACATGCTTGGTCTCGCAGTAATCATAGAACATGAGCTCTTCGCCAGTGAACAGTTTCTTGTAGACGTATGGGTGTTGGAATTGAGCACCCACCGCAATCCACTTGTCGCCCTTTCGAGCAATGTAGACTGCATCATTCACAAGGCAGAACTTGTCATACAGATCTGTTTCCGGCTTGTATTCGAAGATGTAACCGTACTTCTCCCCGAACAACTTGACCGCGTCAATGATCTCTGGTGTGGCGTTCGGAATCTTGATGGAGTCGGTCTTGATGTGGGCGACGTCGAAACCCTGTGATTTGACGAAATGCTTCAAGTCGATCATGAACAAAGCACCACGCTTTGCCACGATGTTGTCGACGTTTCGGACATCACGGAACGGATTATCGAACTTCGCTGAGGTCAATCCGTAGACAATGTTGACCACGATCTTAAGAGCGTAGGCCAACGCATCAGCACCCGAAGGATCTGTGAGATATGGGACGAGCTTGCCTCCAAGAAGGCTACGGGCGAGCTCGTAGTCCTTAGCCTTAATTGCCAAACGCGCCTCAACGAGCCCTCGGAAGTTATCTGTATACTCGCCAAACAGATTGAGATTAATGATGCTTGCCGGATGCATCGAGGCCACATCAAGAAGGGCAACACTTTCGTACATACCAGGTTCAGCATAAACATAACCACCTTCACCAACGACCTCTCCTCGGTACAGACTCTGTCCCCGGTCATACACATACCCGGGGAATTCCTTACTCAAGTCTGTGTAAATGAAGGATCGTTGTGGGTTCTTGTCGTTGCCGAAGATGATTCGAGCGGTGTGCTTCTGCGTGGTGTCGTTGACTGTGAGACCACTGAGCTCGGCCAGAATCTGTCGCGCTACGAAATCTTGATACCGAGATTCGAACACTACCTCGGTTGCCACAACATCGTTTGCGCAGTAATCGACAACTCGCTGCCAGTCCTTTTCATCCACAGGCTGATCCCATGGTAGGTCCAGCTCCATGTGATGAACATCGAGATCGATCTCGAATTTCTTCAAACCCTGTTTCACAGAACTGAAATCGTAGATATCGGTGTAGCTGATATTGTATGCCTCGCCGAACATCGCACCGACATTGCCATCAATGATCTTCTGTGAGAGTTTGAACAGTTGCTCGTTGTTGTATCCGAGATACCTGGCGTACAGGATATGGTTGTCGTACCGACGATTGTTGAATCCGACCAGCTTGAATTTGAACAACCCTTCAATGTCTTGTGAGGAAGGATTGATCATCTTCACAACAACTGGATCACTCCGATACTTCCAACACACTACGAACAGATTCGGATACACCTCCACATCGAAGAACACTTCTCGTTCATCCGTAGCCTTCGGCTCGTCTCGAGTAGGTTCTTGGATGGGTTCGTCAGAACGCCACCGCATCTGCTGCACTGTCTTCAAACACACCAGTGCTTGATTGGTACTGTTGTTTGCAAATGCCGTGATCGCAGAACGCAAATCAGATACATCAAATTTCATTCCTGAATAGTATGCATCATCCAGAATCTTCTTGATGAAATCGATCGAAGGCTTCGTTCCTGCGTGGATTTCTTTTCGAAGGTTCCGCTTGATGAGTTCCCGAAGCCCCCTTTCGCTCTTGATGACCTCGTCGTGCAGCACCTTCTTCTCCTTCAAAGGGAGTCCTGTTGAGATTTCAGAAATGGGCACATTGTTGCAGCGCGTGAGCATACGCCGCAAGGAGGCCTCTCCTGTGTACACCTTGATTTCAATTCCATCAGCGTACACTCGGCTGAGCTCTGAGACATCACCAACATACCGGTAATGGAGATGGACGCCAGCACCCGATTTACTGAGCTCTCCGTAGGTGGGCGGAAATTCCGAAGCCGCCGCCAAGTTCTTTTCAAGCGACTTATTACCATCATCGTCCGTCAAATCGAAGTCAATGACAATATGATCTTCTGGAACTTTGACAAAGTGGAGCTTTGATGTATCGATCTCGGCCAACGTCGTCTTGACATTGACCCATCGACGAAGTGGTGTTCCTCTATCTGTAGCATCCTGAGCCGGTTGATCCGCATATTCCAAATCAAAAATGGACGTCGTCTCATCCATTACCAGAGAGAATGCCTTAGCGTTGTTAAGGACGGGAGCTTTAAACGGCTTGGCAGTGAAACCACTGTAGTAACTTCGCACTGTTGCACCGTCCACTGTAGCTCGATCGTGGAATTCTTCGAAATAATTTTGGAGCTCAGATCGGACTTTGTACTGGGGAAGCGGACGTTCAATCCCTGTGTCAGCACAGAACTCTTTGTAGAGGGCATATGCCTGCTTCAAAGTAGTACCGTCCTGTTGCTTGAAGATGTCATAGTGCGCCTCGACAAAATTAAAGAAAATGTCTGTCTGCAGCATCATCTCAAGCGGTTGGTACGTATTGTAGAAATTCTTCCCCATTGAACGATAGACCTCGAGACAATGGTGCGCGATAGCACCTAACTCGAATTCTATTCTCGACATCAACGTGTGATAGTGATTTGGGTGGAGTTTATCTCCGGTGGGATGTACATCAATCAAACGCCGGATAAGCCCTGATTTGGCATCAGATATCCGAACTGGTTGATTTGTTCCCATCCACAACAAAGCATTGATTCTTGTGGAATATGGTGCTTTGTATTTGGCATTCATCGTCATCCATTCGTGGGAGACGATAGAATTCAACTTAGTATTGTCCTCAATCTTCGACAAATCCCCGTCATGTTGGATCGCAACGAGAGGGTTGTTACCGAATGTTTCCGTCGAGAACGCATTGTTGTTCGACCCTAGAGCTTTCGCCTCGAACGATGTTGTGTAACCGTCGAACAATTTCTGGATGACGTTCAGAATCGTAGATTTCCCGGTGCCCGCTGGTCCATACAAGACAATAAATTTCTGTATCTTCTTGGAGTCTCCAGAGATAACGGAGCCTATCGCCCATTCAATCTTCGCTCTCTCGCTTGGTGCGTACAAAGTTCCAACCAACTCATCCCAAGCGCTATAGTCACCAGGGGCAAGTTGGTATGGAAGTCGGCGGCTGACGTAATCGGTTTTCTTCACAGTACTGTTTGCGAATGTCAACGATTCATCAAGTTGATGAGCATTGTCACTCACATTATTCACAAACTTTCGAAACTGATTCCAGCCATTGCTACCGAACGAACGCATATACTTGACTTGTTGGATGCCGTGCTCTTCCGCATATCGAGCAAGTTCATAGTCGACGAGACGTTGTACGTCGTATTCATCCGTCGACCATAGACCAATCTCTTCATCCCAAATCGCGTAGAATCCGCGACCGCGGACCATCAGATCTTTGGATCTTCCAACAATGAAATCAGGATATGCTTCGAGGGTGCCTCCTCGGGTTTCTCTCGTGTTGACTTGAAAGAAATCCATCAACCCTCCTTTCGCGTTCTAGTAGCCATGGTTTTCAATCAGATACAGGCACATCTGGTACCAGATCTCCATCTCGGGAAGAGGCTGTCCGAAATGCTTCACGGGAAACAATCCTCCAGTACCATCATCGGCATACGTCCGCCAGATAACAGCATCCAAGATGTCGTCTATTTCTGATTCGGGGAGAGGAACATCGTCGGTATACTTGTCGAGAAGGAGATTCTCCATCATAACCCAGAACCAATACCGCGGCGTATTCCCAGCCTCGAATTCGAGACGCCTCGACAGAGCGATCAGAAGCTCGAGCATGGAACACCCAAGTCTCATCCAATCGTCATCTACCGAGGCAATCCCTTCGTCCTCCATGAACTCTTTTCTCAGGTCTCGGCCATCCTCGGCGCGGTTATCGTCATTGGCGACGATCCAGACAAACTCCTTTGTGAAGAGTTTCTTCAAGAGCGACCAATATGTTTTCGAGGGATTTGCTACCTTGACCGAGCCCACCTTGCTGTAGAGCCATGTGAAATACAACTCATCCAGTGGTGGCTGGCTCATCGTTACTCCTCTAGGCCAGCAACTTCCTTCGAGTATTTACCGCGGCTGAGCAGGATCTCGAATTCCAGCTCGAGGCGATCGTTCCTCACGTACAAGACATTCGGATCCCCTGAGCCATGGCCGAATCGCTCAAGGTTGCCCAGCCCGACTGTCATGTCGATTTCCTCGATCATGTCCTCACGCGAATCGATGAGAACTTTGTCACCGCCGAAGTAGGTAACCGTTGATTGTGTGTACTCGGAATCATTCTCCATGAATTCATCCTTGGTGAGGATGTATGGAGCTTCTTCAGTCCGATTCCGCTTTTCCTTTTCGGAAATTTCTTCGGTCGTCTTGTCTGAGAAGATGTTGGACAACACTTCTTCGACGAATTCTGTCCTTTGATCGACGACCTCAAAACTCTTCCCAAGACCTTGATAGTTGATCAAAGCTGCGGCAGCCTCAGCTGCACCCGGAGCAATCTCCTTGATGGTGCTTTCCGGAGTCTGAAACTCATCCTTCTTGTACAGCTTCGCGTAGAACTTCTTCGTCGACTCGACTTCCTGCTGCAGTTGATCCTGGTATTTCTTGTCGAGGATCTTCAACGCAATGAAGTACCCCGCTGCCGAACCAGCAGCCAGGGAGACAATCGCGGTAGTCCCGACCACAATCGAGAGCTTCATTTCCGCCCTCAAATCTTGTCATAGACAACGCCGTCGACGTTGAAGTCGAGGATGATGGACCGCTCGTTGCCGTTCACGAACTGCATCGCTTCCCACAAGTTGTGGTCATCGAAGACGCCGAAGTCGATGTAATTGTCTCCGTTGCCGGTATTGACCCATCCGACCAGCTGACCTTCGGAGCAGATGTTCATGCCAAGTGCAGCGTAAACTTCGTTCAGAAACACATGACCACGAGCTTGCAACAAATCGTTCATGTAGTTCTGTTGCGACCTCAAGAATATCTGATTGTAGCCAGGTTCCTTGGACCACGAAGTCGACGTGTGCTCATCGAAGATGCGAGCGTAGATCGACGGAAGACCATTCTTGTTGATCTGCTTGACGGTCTTGGTTACCGGACCTTCAGCCGTCTCTTCAACAATCGTCCGATCCTCAGTTCCGTAACGAAATTCGCGCTCCTTGTCTGCGCCCACCTCCTTGAGAACTCGTTCCCGGTACTCACGATATCCCTTGTCGAGTGCAGCGTAGGCCGCGGTCACACCAGCGTATCGACGATTCAACGTCACATGAGATCCGGTCAGTGCGGCGACGGATGCCAAACCCAGCAGAATCGAAGGACCGTACAGCTTGCCGAGACGCAATGTCGTCCGCAGATACAGTTTGACAACATCCTGCTTGTAGTCATTTTCGGTGTACTTCTCGGAGTTGGCTTCTCGCTCAATCTCCATCTTCTCTTTGAGCATTTCGTGATCGGTGAGAAGATCTTCCACCTTGAGCGTGGCTCGAGCAGCCAGCACCACAGTGCCAATCACGCCCACGGTTCCCGCGACGAACATGATCTTCGGAGAATGCTTCTGTGCAACCAGCAGTCGCCGACCAACACGACTGGTGACTGCGTTCTTGATATTCTGCAGTTTCACTACGCAACCTTCCCTTGAAGTTTGAGATGTATATACACAGCGATCAGTTGATCGTGATTCATCTGATCAACACGTTTCGCCCATCGCTTTGAGGGATATACGGCTTTCACCACTTCCCTGATAGCTTGTTCTTTCATGCGCTAATCCAGCGGTTCTGGCCTTGGGAGATCCAGCAAATATCCGTTTCGCACTCGCGTCACGCCAGCGCCGCGGATATCTGTCCAGCCCCATCGATCATCGGTGAATTTGGATGTGATTCCCAAGAGCTCGTACAAATCGGCCACTGTCGCTGCTTCATACTTCGAAACGATGTCAAACAGACGACCAATAACCTCCTCAGCCTCAGCTCGCGTAGCCAAAATGATCTCATCAAAATCATGTGTGGCCCGAGCTCGACGACTGAGATCAGTTGTGCGTGGATCTTCCCTGCGAGATGCCGACGAAGGCTGCGAGGAATATCGATTGTAGCTCACATATCCACTGGATCCGCTCGGACGGGATCCGGTACGCCGACTCACAGAACGAGCTTCCCCAAAAAGCATTCGTTCAATGCCTTGGCTCACCACGTCTGCGATAGTATCTTTGGCCGCAGGGAGTAGAACGTCGAGAACAATGTACGAAACCACTCCTCGACCACTACCGCTGAAAAATGTTTCAGTAAATCTACGACCGAGAGGCTTCTTGCGTCGAACAACCTCCCCTTCAACAACTTTCTCAGCCCGTTTTTCAGGCTCAGGCAAAGTCGGTTCAACCTTCGACTCTCGAGATTTACGACTGTTTGATGGGTAATCGTCCACATCGCCCCTTCCAGGCAAAACTTAAAGACCAGGCGGTCTTTAAGCTTGATCTTCACTATTCGGTTGCGATGTCAATCTTCTCGCCGAAGTGCTTGTTCACGATCTCGAGGACTCGCTTCTCTTCTTTGATTGTTGCTCCAATCAGTGCAGAGGTGGCAAGTCCGACGGCGATCTTGATTGCGGTCTTCGCGATGAAAGCTTTGTCCATGACAATCCTTTCCAGTGGGGTCTCATTATAGCCCTTGCATTTCCTGCGACGGAGGGCACCTTTTTACCCTCTCAGTGGAGGGGGCGAGACAGGCCTCGGCGGTTGTTTGAAATCGAGCGTCCGGAATAAGGCGGGGATTCTCGAACCCCACACACAAGAATCCCGACCTTCGCTGACTCCCAATCGTCGCTATTCTATCGCTTCTGAGTCTTGCGTTGCATGGCGATGACCAGGATCCGTCGTTCCCACTTCTTCGAATCCGTACCAACGACTCGTTCGAATTCTTCGTCACTCATGTGCAAGAGTTCGTTGTTACTGAAGTCCTCCGGTTTGAATCCACGAAGATATTTGGGACGATCATAGAGTTTCCCTTCGTACAGAAGCGTCAGATCCTCCATGTTCATCGCTTCCAATTCGGCTGTCGTGAAAGCATCGAACGTGAGAGATTTCCGCTCTTCCGCGGGCAGTGCAGTATCCACCACCTTGGGAAGACCAGCTGTCTGAAGCGCCGCGGCTTTTTCCGCCAAATCACCAGGCATGACTCCAACGACGAACTCTGCTGCGACGTCTGCCTTCGTCACCAACTCCATGAACAACTGCCCATAGGCCTCAGAGTTCATGAATGCGGCAGTAATTTCCGGAGTCTTGACGAAACTACGCCCATCCTCCGATCGCACACCAACGGACATCCGAAGAATGTTCTCGAATGCCTCGATGATCTTTGCGCCATCCTTGGAATCCACCACTGCCTGGAGTTCCTGGACGATGTCACCCTGATGCATCAACGACATCTTGGCAAGTTCGGCAGTCGAGAGATTGAAGTAGTACGTCTCCGTGACCTCGTTACCATCGAGATCTTTGTACGTGAATTCCTTCTTGAGCACGGAAGTCCCTTCAGTTGATGCGGTAGAAATCGCGGATGGGTGTAACGTGGAAGTCCATCACAATGCAAGGTTTGCCACCTTCTGTGATGGTCGCGGAGAACAACAACTCGAGCAATCGATCGGAATTCCAGCCGACTTCGTCCGAGTTGGATGTCCGTTCGAGTCCAACTCTGTTGTAGAAATCCGTCAGAGATGCGTAGTAATCGTTCAACACTTGATAGTTCGTGTCATTCTGAGCTTTCTTCAATGTTTCCAGATCACTCAGAAAATATCTTCCGGTAAACGACTCGAAGCACAAAACCGTACCGTCACCAACAACAATCACTTCACTCAGTGGCTTCCGGTTTACACGGTCCTGTGCGAGCTCGTCTCGGATGCTTCGTTCTTTGTTTTCGCCGATCTTCTCGATGACTTTATCCTTGTACTCAATAAAAGCCTTTTCAGAGATCGCGAAAGCTGCCGCCATGCCAGCTGCTCGGCGATGACCGATGCCAGCAGCGAATAGAATGCAGCCAACTGTGACACAGCCCACTCCAACAGGCGGAATATACGCACGCCAGGTCAACCTCAACTTCTCTTTCGTGGTCAATGGTTCGACACGATTGATTGAGCCCGCCTCATGAATGCGCTCATCCATGTCGATCTGAAGATCCTCTGAGACCTTCATACCGGCCCTGTATGAAAGAACCGCCGTTGTGATCGTTCCAGCGATACCGATCGCCGTAAGTATTGCCGGCGAGTTGTCAGATGTGAACTTACCGGCTCGCTTGAGAATTGCACTAACGTTCATCTACACACCCAGATTCTGCTTCTCCAGAGAAACCGTTTGCGTGACGCCCATGACGGTCATCTGGAATTTCAGCACGCGATTCTCGTACGTAAACACCTTGGTCTCGTCCTGAGAACCCAGCAAGGACTGACCCATCGCCTCGGTGTTGCCCACAGACTTCACGGTGAACATATCCCCGAGATGCGCGTTCAGCGGAGTCGGGAACGTGCCCTTCCAGTACAGTGCGCTACTCTCTTCGTTTTTCCAAGTGATCTCGATATCGTTCTCGAGAATCGTTGCGGAGAACGTCGACGTGTTGACATTCCCAACCCACGTTGTTCCGGTGAAACTTAGCGGTTCCGTGTCAGTCGGATCGCCGGCGTTCACGTAGATCAGACCTCCCAGAATCATTGCCGAAACAACCAGCGCCGATCCGATCCACAGGAACGCTTTTGCCCATGGGTGCGTCTTCTTCCGATGCATGACTTCCTCCTCGTTAGTTGTTTTCTTCGTCCTCGAGACCGGCCAAGAATTTCATCCAGTCTTCTTCACTTGCTTTGCTTCGGATCATTCTTCGAATTCTGCGTCGTTCCCGGTTCTCGATCTCAATCCGAGCTCGCTCCGCTCGAATAAGACGAGTAAAACCTCTAACTACGATGATCACGATCCAGATATCAAACGCAATCAACGTCAAGAACGCCATGCCAATCAAAATGAATGTCCAAGCACTTATACTCACAAATTCCATAAGTGCTCCCATTACAACACCCATTCCGATCGTGCAATAGCCAGTTGCCCAGTCTTTCGCAACATCACTAATTCCTGGGCGATGGTGTTCGCATTGGGCATGCCAAGTCGGTGGTGACCATGCGACACTTCATACACAACCCTCTTCTTGAATATTTCCAGTTCTTCCCGTATGAGAGAAAGCGCATATGGAATCACGCCGATAACCAGGAAACACACAAGAATCATGATGATGACATAAAGCAGATAGACGAATATCTCGGCGAACCACATGGTCACTCCTTCCAGCAAACAAAACTAAAAGACCGTGTTAGGGTCTCCTAGTTCTGGGCTTTCTAGTAGGGATCTTTCAGCTTTCAGTCTCCTTCGCCAGCTCGTCGAATGCACGCTTGGTCACGGCGTGACTGACCACCACGGCCGCGACATTCAGCGCGACGATGGTGACAAGTCCGGTAACCGGGTGCTTGACGACAGCTTGGAGTTTGTTCTTCAGCATGTCAGTTCCTCTCATAGGGGTCTCGTTATACGCCTTGTAAATTGTGCGAAGGAAAACCCAAATCCCTTGTAGGGATCGGGGCTTGGATCTACTTGGCGATCGCGTTCGCGGCGATCCGTATCAAGTCGCATCCCGTCTTGACGACGATCAAGGTTGCGGCGATCTTCGCCAGATCTGTCGAAGTGCTCACCACCAGATCTGCGTAGCTCTGGGCGATGAGAATACTTCCGACAGGATCATTAGGCGTGATCGGCTCTCCTGAATCTCGTTGATCTTTGACGAGCTTCACTTGAAACGAACGATTCCTGAACATGGCGGTCCTTTCGTAGGTTCTCACTATAACCCACGTAAATCCCGCGATTGACCAAAAAATATAAGGGACGTTTGTTACGCGTCCCTTACATCTCGATACCAATGTGTGGGGTTTTCGATGTTACCTGAGCTTCGTCACGAACCCGAGAGCTTTCGAAGTCACGACGTGCGTGCGTTCGTAGCCGATGATCATTGCGATTCCGACGAGGTTCGAAGCGATCAACGCCAACGTGTCTGCACTCGGTCGCCAAGAAGGTTCCATTTCCTTCTTCAGCTTGATGAGCTTGACTAGTTGAGTTGTTGCCTCGTCATACTCGTCTTCATGGCACTCAAAACCGGCCATGGACGCATAGATATCGGCGATGGCTTCATTGAGCTTCACAAGTTCTGGTGACGGCGGTTTCTTGGTGAACATGCGTTCTCCTTTACAACGGGTCTCACTATACCCGATGTAAACGACGCGAGAACGTCAAGAAGCCACGATTTTGAATACGATTTCGTTCTTCGTAGTCAAAGCTTGCGCGTCCACACTCTTCAAACGAAGAGTTGATCCATCTTCACCATCTTGGATCTGGAGTACCCCATCGTACTTGCGATCGCTGGCGTTGTATGTGGCTGAACTAATTCCCAGCACGACTCCCAGGAATGTATCCACTGCCAGAACTGTTCCACTGACCTGCTCTGCAGCTGGGAGACCCCAGATCTGTGCGAGAGCGAAATAAAGCGTACCCGCGGCCGGAAGCCAAACCTGCGCGACAGCCTTCAGTACGTCGTATGTCTTACTACCCATGTTCATTTCCGCCAATGCCTTCCTTTTCGCGGGCGATTCAACTTCCATATGTATATTGCCATACCAGTGGTAGTAACCATGATATTCAACAATAGAAGCATGTCCACGAAAAATATGATCATGATGTTCTTAGGGCGCCAGAAAGAGAACACCACTGTGATATCCAAGGCAAATGCAAAAGCACATGCCTGGCCCATAAAGAAGCGTCCTAACCAGCGTGTACGCCATGGATAAAACGCATAAATAATGGGAACAGAGGTCGTACAAATCGCAGCGGCGACCGTGAAGATGCGGATCCACAGAATCACCGTCGATACGTCCACTTACGTCGCCTCTCTTTTTTGCATGATGATCTCTTCCATTGCTTCCGCAAAGTGATTTTGTTGACGAACTTCTCGAAGAGATTCGGCTACTTCCGTAACTTCTCGATCTCTCCGTTTAATTCGTCGTAAATTCTTTTCCGCATCGGTCAAAGCCAATGTTGCCTCTTCGTCGGCATTACTGCGAGTTCGGCGCAGAAACCACATTGGCCTCTCCCCCTGACTGCCGAGATGACACACTTGTGCCAAATGCGGCGACAACGATAGTATTCGTTGTCTTGGCCAGTTCAAGTAATTGGGTTGTTTGCGCATCGGCTCGAATGCGAGCTTCACGTTCAACCTCATATGCTTTCTGCCATTTTTCAGTCGCCTTGATCTGGTCGTTCAAGACTCTCCGAGGGACAAGGATTCCTAGAAGAACCAGAAGCACGGTGATAGCAAGGAGAACAGGAGGCGTAAGATTGGCCACGGGGATGCCATCTAACATTAAATGGTCTCCTTCCATTCACCTGCATGCTTCACCCAAGGAACAGCTTTCTTCCACACACCACCTTGACGGACGTATGGAACAGCGATTTTCCACTGCCCTCCGTCAAGAACTCTGGCACCTGCGATGGTCTGCGTGCTAGCAAATGCCGACCAGGGACCGAAACCAACCGCGTTCTGTGCTCGAACCCAGAAGAAATATGGTGTTCCTGGGATAAGTCCAGAGATGGTTTTCGGCGATACCGCGGCAACAATCGTATCTTGCGTTGCTGATGTTGTTGAATATCCGACTTGGAAACCTGTGATAGGACTTCCACCAGTCCCATTTGGAGTCCAAGAAACATCGACCGACGTCGGCTGGATATTCGACAAAACAGGTGTGCTTGGCGCATCAGGAACATTCAAGGTCGTGACTTGCGTGCGAATACTCCAAGGACCGGCGCCTATGGTATTCACACTTCGAGCCCAGAAATAGTACGTCGTTCCTGGGGTCAAACCCGTGATGAATGATGTTCCTGTAGAGCTGATATACGGATCAGTGTTGGGATCTGTTCCGTACGCCAGATGAAAATCAGTAAACGGAGCTCCACCATTACCTTGATTTTGAAATTGCGCAGTTAGAGATGTGGAGCCCACATTGGAGAAAAACACTGGCGTAGGTGCGGGCGGAACAGTGGCCCGAGGAATGAACACGGTAAACGACGTAGGTCCACCGAAACCGCTCGTTCCCGTTGCGCCGATTCGAAATGTCACGTTTTGAGAATAGGTAATCGTACCTACACCAAGACGTTTCCAACCTGCACCTGGTTGATAGTTGAATGTTCCTGAGCCAGATGTACCATTGAATGTCCAACCCCATGGAAGGTGATCGCTCCATGTGGTGGAGTTATTCGAGTTCAGCCAAAACTCGATGTTTCCGGATACGCCATTTCCTACATCTCGGATCATCATAGTACCGGAGCTACCAGTACTCCGTGTGTAATCAGTCACGGTAGCTCCTATGATATGATCTTGAAGTAGATATCTCCGTCATTTCCACCGGTTGGATCCGCAGTTCCGGATGAGATGCCAGCAGCGGTACGGAAACCCGCCTTTCCGATCGGAATGAGGGCCTTCAACTGAGCAATGAAATCTCGAGTACGATTTATCTCCCGACCACCGAAGCGAACGCGCCCTTCTTCTCCCGTATCGGGAACGACAGGATAACCAGCCGCAATCGCATCATCGCCAATCGCCATATCAACCCTCCTTCGCTACGGTAGTTCGGACCAGGTAATGGGATCTGCATCCAGATCGAACCATTCCTGCAACGTTGGATCCCAACCACTCCAAGAACCTGGGGTGATCAGCTTATTCACAGTCAGTGTGGGATACGATCGTTCACCTTGCTGATCCGAAACAAATATCTGCTCCGTAACTTGCATGTGATTGATCACACCATCGGAATTTCTCTGTTCGAGCAAATCTCCGAGATGATAATCACGACCATATTTGTATTGACTGTACTGACTAATCTCGCCGTCAAAAGCTTGAAGATTTCGATTTTTGGCAAGCTCTTCCAAACCCCGAGTGATCATTCTAGCCGAGGCAGTAGGCCCGTCTTCATCCGTAATATCGTCGGCCTTCACTAATAGCACACGTCGTTGGAAGCCTTCGATTGATGGATCCACATCCAGAGGATATACAATCTCATGACCCACTGGGGAGAAGACATATGCCACGTTCTTATACAGCGAGATAGAGACCAATTCCTTGGTATCTTGCAGGTTGTCCAACTCTGGACTGAAAATCACCGCAGGAAGTGTTGTCTGGCTGGACGTTCGATCACTGCCAGCATATACATCGTAATACAACTGTGATGTATTGAAATCCCACACCAATCTAAAACCCAAAGCATATTGATCGCCAATTTGCTTTGTGGCTTGATAGACGGTCATGGGATCTATTTCGACAGTGATATCATCCGCCGGTTCAACAATGGTATCAACTGGGAACAGACTACTTCCTTCAGTGACACCAGATATAATGTCGCCGGCGTCGAGAATTCCGGTAACACATATATCGTGGAAGATTTGCCGCATGATCTCGCCCGGTGTGCCAGTGAGAACCCATTTTGGCGTGGTAGTAAGATCACCGAGCGTACCTCTTGCCACCCTGTCATCGAGAATCTCCTCGATGGATGGGCCGGTGACTTTGAGGATATTGCGTCCGTCGTCATCAGTACCGTCCTCAACAGTCTCTACAACCATGAGACGGTATGATTCGTTCATGGCCAAGCGAGTACCGGGTATAAACAAATTCCGGTTCTTCAACGTCGAATTGAGTTGGAGTTCAAAATCGCCCATGGCCGTGAAACGTTCGGTCCAAATGCACGAAATATGATCATCCACAACTGCAGTACGACGGTAGAGACTGTCGAGGGTGTACACCTCCATTACAAGCCTCCGTACTTGTTCATATATGTAATGGTGTATGGGATTGCTGCACCAGTGGCATATACGCGGATAGTGTTGGTACCTTTACTCAAGGAAATCCAATTTGATTGCGGCGAGACGCCGTTCAAAATGGATGTGGATGTTCCGGTTCGAGTCAACGTCGCACTTTTTGTGCCTGGATTTGTATTTATCACCAGAACATCGCCGGATAGCAAGGATTCCGAGAAATCCAACTGACGAAGTGCTCCATCGGGAGCTCGATGATAAATAGTGAAATCCGATTCAGTACGGTTCAAATTCAATGTGAAAACAATCCCCGTTTCAACTGTTCCATCATATTCCACGTCGAGTTCCGTGGTGTCGGAAACAGTATCTTCGGAAATAGTCTGCGTAGTCACATCGACAAAATCCGGTTGGAAACACATAATCGAAACATCAACAGCAGGCTCTTGTGTGAAGATGTTTGGTTCGCATGTTTCCACATAACCGGAGATATTTACCGTGAGACCGTCATCCATGTAGAATTTGAGATCGACCGGCGATTTTGGCATGAAGAAATTGTACAGCTGACTTCGTAGATCTCTGGCCGTCGTAGAGACAAAATCTGGCCTCAATTTGATTTTGAAAATGATGTTTCGAGCTTCACGCCGAGCAGCGTGGAATTGTTCTCCATCCAATCGTGCAAAGCTCGAAGACACCAACGTTGCCTTGACGGGCCCGAGGCCATCGATATCCGCCAAGAGAATACCGTTCGAAATGTTTGCCAACTCGAGCGAAAGTAGTGTGCCTTGATTGTTCGTAACATCTACCTTGTACAACGTCACGGCGACACTACCTCCCTAGATTTCGATAGTTGGTTCTTCGTCTGACGGTAGATTTCTGCCGAAGAAAGTGCCTTCGGAGAAGTGTTGTATTGGTTGTACTGAACCATTGCGGGTGGCTGATCCGTAGGATCGATTTCATCCACGGTACTCTTGCTGGTCTGGAATCCGATAGATGCTTGCTGAGCATTAGATGTCGATGCCTGAAGATTAATCATTCGAGCACCAGACAGTACGCGGTTGATCTGCCCAGCATTACTCTGCAAATCGGTAAGATCCAGAATCGGTCGAATTACCGGCTGAATATCGACCTTGTCAGTCATCAACTTTGCCATGTTAGACAGCGAGCTCGACAATGACGACAGTGCCAACTTCGCCATATCTTCAGTCGAGATCCTGACCAACTTGGACATCTTGTCGATGCCGTTTGCCAGACCCTCAGCCGAGAAAGCACCAAGCTTCTCGAATTCCTTGGACGGTGAATGGATGCCAAGGAAATTCTTTGCTGCGTCTAGAGCTTTCTTGGCAGCATTCTTAGCCTCAGTAACAATTCTTCCTACACCGCCAGCAATACCGCGGGCAATGCCTTCAACAATTGCAGAGCCGAGGTTGGCGCCAGCATCTCCCATTGCCTTGGAATTGTTACGAATTGCTGCAGCAAGTCCATTGATGAAGGAAATGATGAAGTCGACACCAGCTTGAATGACTCGAGGCTGATTCTTTGCCATGGCGTTGATGAAAGCCACTACAACGTTCGTAGCCGCAGTGACAACTCCACCAATGTTGTTGGCGATACCATTGAGTACACCGATGAGAAGTTTCATACCGGTGTCAACCATCTTCGGCACGTACTTCAGCATCGTTTCTTGCAATTTGCTGAGCAGTACGAACAGTGCCTCAATGATCTTAGGACTCAATGTGATGATAGCGTCGATCAACGAATTCAGAACCGTGACGAGCGCTTTTGTAATGGCTGGGCCACCCGTTGAAACTGCTTCAGCAAATGCAATGAGTGCCAAGCCGATCTGTTTGAATACCACCGGCAACAATCCTGCAAGTGCCGATATCATTGCTACCAAAGCAACAGTTGCAGCAGCCCCGGATATACTGAGTGCTGTCAACGCTGTAGCAAACAGGAATACACCTGCGCCGGTAGCAAGAACACCAACGCCAAGCAGTGCAATAGCTGCACCTAGTGCAAACAGAATTGGTACAATCGGCGCCAATAGCAATGTTGCAGTCCCAATGACGGCAAACACGCCAAATAGCACCAACAGAGCTTTCCCGATCTCGCCCATCTTCATGTGGCCGAAGGCTTCAAGAACGGGAACCAGCAGCAACAGTGAAGCCACCACAACGGTCAATGCCGCTGCCCCAGGAAGAGCAGCAATCATTCCAGTGACCGCAATAGCGATGATCCCAAGAGCTCCTGCAAGAACCACCATGCTCTTGCCGATCTCACCCCAAGACATGTCGCCCATATCTTTGAGTGCTTCGGTGATCATCCCGAGTGACGCGGCGACAACAAATACCGCGGCGGCAGAAAGAAGAGATGTGGGTGGTATCAGGATAAGAGCAGCTGCGATAAGCGTCAAAGCCCCTGCGAGCTCAGTAAGACCCTTACCGATCTTGCCCCAACTCTGCGATCCCATGTCATTCAGCGCTTCAGCAACCATACCGAGCGATGCCGCAACAACAAGCACTGCTGCTGCGGAGAACAGAGATGACGGTGGAATAAGGAGCAATGCTCCCGCCATTGCAGCCAGACCGCCAGCCATCGCAGTGAGGCCTCGAGCAATCTGCATCCAGGACAGATCCGACAAGTCTTTCAAAGCACTCGCCAGGACTTTGACACCCGCGGCTAGAAGAAGAATTCCAGCACCCTGGATGATGCCGAGTTTGTCAAGGGCTGCGAATTTTGTGAACAAGGTAAGCGCGGCGAGAACAGTACCTACGCCGACCAGACCCTTGGCCATCTCTTCCCAGCCAAGACCGGAAAGATCCTTCACAGCGCTGACAAGTATCTTGATAGCAGCAGCCAGAAGGATCAACCCTGTGCTGGTTGCTATCATTTTGGCATCGTTGGGCATGAAATTGACTGCTGCCACCAAAGCAGCAAGTAGAACGGTAACGCCAGTCAGACCTTTGGCAAGACCGTTCCAATCCAACCCAGCCAAATTCTTCACAGCGATCGTGAGAAGATCCACTGCAATTGCAAGAAGAATCAATGCCCCAGATATGAGCGAAATCTTGGCAATGTCACCCGTATCAGCAAACTTCTCGAACAGAATCAAGGATCCGAACAACTGCGTGAACATCACAGCCATTGCTGTCAGTGCACGCGTCAAACCTTCGTTATCAACCTTGGATAGGCCGATCACGGAAAGGGTCAGAATCCCGATTGCCGCTGCTATCTCAAGAAGTGTCGTTGCCCTCAGCGTATTTTGCATCGCTTTCAGGGTTGAAGTCAGTTCCTCAAATGGCTGCGTAATGCGATCGAGGAAGTTTGCTCCAGTATCAACGCCACCCTTCAGTTTCTTGAGGAATGACGTAACTGATGCCACCAACACAGCAAGCAAACCAGTGTTGATAGTTTGGAATACACGATCAAAGTTGATACTTTGGAAGCCCTCGGCGATCAATGGACCGAGATTCTTGACGAAATTCGCTACTTTACTCGCGAATGGGGCGAGATTCTCAATCACATCATCAAGAATATCCGGGATCTTGCTCCAAGCGGTCAGTGCTGCCTCAGCAAGTCGACCGAGAGGTGCGAACTTACTAGCAAAACCAGTGACCGAATCAGCAGCTTTTCCACCATCGAATTTCTCGAATAGCGATCCAATAGCTGCAGCAAGTCTCAGAATGATCTTGATGGGAACAGCGAGAATCGCGCCAATCGTCTTGAAGAACGTCGATAGCGCAGTTCCCTCATGAATCGCCTTGCGCAAGGCGACGAGGAAATCCCCTATTTTGGCAGTAACCTCAAGGAAACTTCCGGCGCCACCTGTAGCCAAGCCGAACAACTCGAAGAATACCTTGACTGCTTCTTTGATGATATCGAATCCGATGCCGAAGATCGCAAAGACTCCAGCGAAAGTCCTCCGGAGCTTATCCGCGGTTTCAGATCCAATGATCAGGCCTCGAGTGAAGACCTTCAAAGCGTATGTCAAAGTGTAAAGTTGTTGTCCCGTTGTAGCTGGGAAGATTTGACGGAATGCCTGTCCTATCGGCTTTAGGATAGCGATCAATGCATTGAAAGCGTTGGAAATCGCATCAATGAGGACTGTTCGCCCACCGAGCTCTTTCCAATCCTTCAAAACCGAGTTTCGAGCATCCGCTGATGCTTTGATGAAACCACCAAGAACCGTGTTGACATTGGTGAACAGGCTCTTAGCTTCTTCGAAATCGCCGAAGATAACTTGCCAGGTTTGTGACCAACCCGATGTTGCTGCTTCTTGCAACGTACTGATCAATTGCGAGAAGGTTTTCACCTTCGTAGCGGCGTCAAGGGCGGTTTGCCCCATCTTCAAGATTTGAGCAATCTGTTGATCGTTGTAACCCATGTTCTTCAACTGGGCTGCATTCAGATCACCAGTAAACTTCGCCAGTGTTTCCGTCAGGATTTCGCCCGTCAACCACCCATTTTGAAGGGTGAGACGGAAACTTCCGGCATCCTTTATCATCTTGTCGATGGCCACGCCATGAACACGCGCGGTTTCCATCAAAGCGTTCTGGAAAACCTTACCGCCAAGTCCAGCATTGACGACTGAGTTCCAGTCCTCAAGTGTGACCTTACCCGCAGAGATAGCCTGCGAGAGTTGGTACATTGCGGTTGATGCTTGTTGCGCATTTGAACCTGAGATAGCAGCAAGGTTCGCAATACCCTTGATGGCTTGGGTGGCGACATCAAGAGATACACCGGCTGCAGTGAACGTGCCGATGTTTCGTGCCATCTCGGAGAAATTGAAAATGGTCTTATCTGAGAAGTCATTCAATTGCTGGAGAGCATCGTTCACTTTCTTGAGGCCAGCCGCACCCTCAAGACCCGTGTTCGCCAGAACCGTTTGAATGGAATTCAGATTTGTTTCGTATTCATGCAGCCCATCAATGATGGGTTTGGTTGTCAACGAATGCTGCAATTGCAGACCAGCATCGACTGCTTTGTTAGCGATGTTCGTCAGTGCAGTGATGCCAATAATGGAGAGAGATTTGAAGCGATCTGCAATGAATTGAATTGCATTCCCAAGAGGACCAAAATTCAATCGCCCACTTGCAGCCGCAACCTCATCGAGACCTTTGGTGGCGCCCTCAAGCTTGAGCCCTTTATTCAGAGCTTGCAGAGAAGCCATCGTTGTTTTGACGCCGGCTTCGAATTGTGCATTGTCGAACTGCATCTTCACAACGCGTTGATCAATACTGCTCATGCTGAGGTCACCACCCTCCATACCCTATCGAGGATCTGATCAAAGATAGGTTTGATAGCTGGATTTATGTAATCTCGTCCAGCCACATACCCACCAGTTCCAGTTCCGTATCCAAATTGCAACATAATGGCCACGGGGAAACCATTCTCAACATCGGAGTTCGTCCATACAATGAAATACGATCCACCCTTTTTGCCCACTTCGTAATCCCAAGAAGCCGCAGTTAGACCAGAATCTGTAGGAGTTGCTGATGCTAGTGCTGCGACACCTCGTTGACCCTCAGAGTGCAATATGGACGAAATGTCCAATTTAGACACTGTCGTCAGGAATTTCTCCGTATTCTTGAAGGAACCACTGGTTGTTACGGATATCACGAGGCTCCTTCCAGAATTCGTTAGACACCGTCAAAGAATCCAGAACCAAATCCTGGTGGTACGTCAATCCCCTTCAACTCAAGAGCCACGATGGAATATATCTGGTCACCTGGAGACGACAGACCGTAGTTGTTAGCTCCAGCTGCTCCTGCGTTATTCCAATATGCGCCATACACCGCGCCAAAACCAGAAACGTTCACATACGTCTTCTCGAGTCCGTTTCCAGATGATGGAGTGATGCTATTGACAGTTCTCCACGTGCGAGCAGGAGGAGATATATCCACTTGATTGTTGATCGCAAAGCTGATAACAGCGCTGTTTGCCTGTTGCGTAGTCAAGCTGACTGTAGAACCACCCGATGAAACGTCAGCGTTGGCTTTATTGCTTGCGCCGATAGCACTGACATCCCTGAAACGCAAACAGTTGAAACCCCAACGTTTGGTTCCACCGCCTTGCGTCATGGACAGCGTGAAGGAACCAGATTGCGACCCAACAATCGCTGTCCAGATCCGAGCATACCCATAAACACCAAACGGGATTGACACGGTTTGGCGTGATGTATATGTGAGAGGGGATCCCAAATCATCAGTGGGTGTATTGAGGAATGGATCATCAGGACTGATGTTCTCGCATAGACCAGCAATGACGAGACAATCACCAGGCTCAATGGTGGGTGTAACTGTTTTCGGCGTTGTTGTGGTACTCCATGACGATTCATATTCCGCAACAAACGTCGGAGGTACAATCGTCATTAGAAACCTGCCTGGAACCCTGTGATGTGCCACTTGCTGGACGTCGAATGATACATGGCGACCAAATGGTCAATTTTGTTCGCTGTCGTGGAAAGTGTCACCGTGTTTGGACCAGAACTCCAAGCTGATCCCAACGTCATCACTCGGCTACCCGTAGCATCTTGGGTAATGCGAAGATGAATGACTTGACCGTTCACTGGGTTTGTTGGATTTGCCAGAGTGAAGTTGGCAGTCGCCGCAATATCAAACACGTTCCCAGTAGCAGCATCGATAGACGCGTTACCACCAGAAATGGAAATTGCTTCTGGAGTAACAACTTGCCGCCCGGAGTGTGTAACGGTTCCCGTAAACGTTGGGTCCGCAGCCGAAACAACGCCCAACGACGTGACAACTTGTGCTGGCGTTCGATTTGCCCAGGCACCGGAAATAAACTGTAGGAAATCGTTTGCCGCTGGGGTGAGAGCTGCGATTGCGGTCAAATCTGCATCTGAGGGTTGTACACCCGTTACATCTGCAATACCGATTGCCAACGCAGCTTTCAATTGAGCCATAGTGCGATTTGTCCACTCGCCAGCAATGTACTGAAGAATATCGTTGGCTGAGGGAGTCAAATCTGCAATATCGGCGAGAGCAGCATCAAATGGTTGAAAAAGAGCAAGAACTGACGCCAAACCAGCAGGAGTAACGATTCTAGACGTATCGGTTCCAGCAGCTACTTCTGCGTTAGTGGCAAGTTCGGCGATTCCCTTCAGTGTTTCCGTAGCATCGACAGCATTACCCATGACGTAACCAGCATCAATATCAGTCCCACCTTGGGTAGTGAGGACAAGATGCCCGGTACCATTGTCAACCTCGCCAGCCACGATAGAGGCAGCTTCGATAGCGAGCATTCGTTCGGCGGTGAGCCCCGTCACTGTGGCCATGAAGAAGCCTCCAATCTATGCTGAGGTGAGCGTGTAACTGTCGGAGTCGATGATTACTGCACCTGGTGCGTTGATGGTGAATTCGTCTGTACCAGACATAAACACCTCAAACTCTGTCCCAGATGCCGTAAAGCTTCCATCACCATTGTCCACAACAACGAAAGAACTGTTGGTTTCAAATATGGTGAACAGTTCGGCTACCGTGGGGAGATGGGAAGTTTCGCTTTCACTCCCATACAGAGCATCCTCAATTGCGGTGAGAGCAAGAGGATCTGTGGTTCGTGAATCAATGATGTAATGCGCAGTTCGACGATATCCAACTACTGGAGGTGGAAGTGTGGTGATCTTCCAACTAAAGTTTTGTGGGGTTGGGCTATCATCCATAGTCACATTACTTCGAACACTGGGTTCTGCCAGAGCACCATACACCAGATGAATTTTGTAGCCCTTTTCCGGTCCTTCAGTATCGTTACCAACCAAGCTTCGATATGTAAGACCGAACGATTTCCTAACTTGGTTCGTTAGGAACAAACCAGTGATCGGAGATACCAATCCTTCGCATTGAACAAATTCATCAGGATAGGTAAATGCTTCGATTGTAGCTTCAAATTCCTCTGGATTTGGAACATTGAGATACTTGATGCCATCGATGTAATACGATTGAGCATCTCCTCCGGAGGGAACTTCGGATACGGATGTCAAGCCGTTCCAAGGAACACCAGGCTCATCATCGATGTATAGAACGCCTCGGTCGACGCCTGTTTCAAAGAATCGTTCACCGACTGCATCCCACACAAGTCGTGCCACGTCTTAGCCCTCCTCTCATCCCTTTGTTCCGTATCGTGCTCTTCGCTCAGCATTCAATTGACGATTTCGTGCGGCGATCTCTTGTTTATTCAATTTCTTTGGTGGAGCATTTTTCAAATTACATACCTTGATAAGGGTGATCAGACGGTTCAAATGCCAGCGCTCACACTCAAAAGGTATGTTCAACGAGATCATCCAGTAATAGATAATCTCTGCCGTGATCACTTCTCGAGCTGCTTGTTGTTTTTCTTTGTCACTGAACCATGTAGCAGTCATCTTTGCGTTGATATAGGCATTTATGTCGTCAAGATTCCCCGGAGAAAGTCTGGAGAAAACCTCCGGAGGAATATTAGGGTCGACTGCCATGGCTTTTACGTACCAAAGCACTTCTTCGTCAGTCTTCTCACCTTTACCCAAGAAGGGTTTTTCGAAGAATGACTCCCATTTTGACAGTGAGACCAGAGAATGCTCAAGATTCAGGACGAATTTTTCACCCTCGACGAAACATTCTTTGCTTTCATCGTATCCTTCGTCCTCTAATGACACTTGAATCGTGAGCATTCTCTGACCTCCCCTCAAACCTTATGCAAACGTGATCAACCAGTCATCGTCCACGCCGGCAGCGAAGACGTAACCGGTCAGCGGACGGGCCCGAACCAGCGTGTTGGCAGTGATCGGACCGAATGCACCCGAAGGAACAACCTCGTCGTCGATCAGGTACTCGACGCCAGTCACCGTCGGAATGGTGATGATGTCGGTAGACGAGTTGTAGGTCGGAGCCGTCGGTGTAACTTCAGTGACCGTGCCTGCGAAGAGAGCCAACACGTCATCCGGCGGCGGAAGCACGGGATCGACACCGACCGTTCCGTACAACAGATCCTCGAGCTGACCCAGTGCAGTCGCATCCACCTTGGTCGAGTCGACGCAGATGTACGACGTCGGCTTGTAACCGGTGATCGGAATCGGAATTGTAGTGAACTCCCAGCTGAAGTTGATCGCTTCGGGGGAGTCATTGATCGTACCGTACGCCTTCTCGGAAGGAGACGCCGTAGCACCATAGATCAGATGAACCTTGTAGCCGTGCTCGAGGTTCTCGGTGTCGTTACCGACGATGGTCCGGTAGGAGAAACCAAACGGCTTCCTCGGCTGCTGACCGATCGACACGCCAGCCTGAGGCTGCGCAGTACCATCACACTGCGAGAACTCCTCAGGATAGGTGAACGCCTCGATGGTGCCGCCGAACTCCTCGTAAGAGGTGAGGACGACGTACTTGATGTTATCCGCGTACTGCGGTTGCGGCTCTGCGCCCGACGGGGACTCGGTGACGGTGGTCAGGCCGTTCCACGCGAAACCCTCGTCGTAGTCACCACTGGCGTTGGGAATGTACAGGACTCCACGATCGACGCCCGTCTCAAAACGGCGCTCGCCGACCAGATCCCATTGCACCCTGGTCATGAATTAACTCCTCAGAAGTACAGGACGAAGACGTCGTGATTCAAGTTGTTTGCCGCAAAGTACCTATTGAACAGACACATGGGCAAAGCAGCGACTTTACCAATAGTAGAATTGTCTGGATTCCTATCGATAACAGTCACTTGATATCGCTGAACAAAGCGATATGGATCGTTGTCGGCGAATTCCGTGCTTGCATTATCTCGTTGATATACAATACACGGATATTGCATTACCAAACTGGCAGGAGGTTGGAAATATACATTTGGCGATCCAAGCAAACCTTCCAGAATGGTCTGCAAATCAAGCCGTGGGGCCATTGTAAACGCTCCCCAACCTCAATATCAGACGAGGGCTCTGCACTTCAACGTCTGTCACTTTCCACAGAGCCCCCGCCCAACGGATATACCGAATGGCAAAGAAGTTTTCGCCGGCGTACGCATCCGCAACAATACTTATAGAGTTTTGGACAGTCAGATCATCATTCACTTTCTGCCCATCCTGGAGTTTGCGTGAGTTCCGAAGTACATCGCCGAAGTAGTGTCTTTCAGTGATAGTATCTTCCCAAACTCCAGGAGAAGTCTCTGAAGTACTGCCGTATCCGATCTCACCCGAAAACTTCATGGTGAGTACTGTCTATCAGGCGGCCGGACGCGTGAACGACCACTCGTCTTCGACGTTGGACTCGAAGTAGTAGCCCGAAGCCGGAGTCGCGATGACGTTGAGCGTCTCTTCCGGATCCAACGCAGCCTGCGCGCCGGCGGACAGAGTCGCGGAGGTGTCCTTGTTCTTGTAGACCACGCCGGTCTGGGTCGGGATCGTGACCACGCCGGTCGAAGCGACGAAGGTCGGCGAGGTGATCGGGTCGACCAGGACGTTCGTGCTCGCGGTAGTCCGGTAGATGATAGCCGAACGGATCGTGGTCAGCGCACCGGAAACGCGGGTCTCGATAAGATACTTGTACTGGTTGTAGTCGATGTCGAAATCGTCGAACAGGTTGATCTCGCCACCCTGATCGGTACCCATGGAGTAGTCCACAAGGTTGACCAGAATACCGACCAGCGTTGCGTCGTTCTCGAGGGGTTCGACGACCACGATGGAAGAGACCCGCAGTGCGGCCTCGAGATCGGCCTGGCTGTTGTACAGACGGCGACCCTGCGTGTCTTTGACCAGGAGCATCTGGCTGAGATACGCGTCCGTGGTGTACAACGTTGGGCTGCCCGAACCCTTGTACAGCCGGCGGGACCGGATAACCTCGTCGATAAACTCGGTGATCGAGGAGTTCGAGTCGGCCAGATTCACGTTGACCGTGGCAGCGTACAGTTCGTGGTCGTTCGCGATGGACCGGATGCCGATGCCATCCTGTGCCCCAGCCGGGTCCTTGATCTTGTCCTCGTCGCCGACGTCTCGACCGTCACCGATCAGCACCGCGCGCGCGAGTTCCTCACGAAGCATCATCCGCATTTCGGCCTTGAGCCAGACCACGACGTCGAACTCAGTGATGTCGATGATGTCGTCACGGTCCAGCTTCTGCTTCTTGTAGACCGTGGTCGGGCTGGTGGTGCGCTGAGTGACCGCGAAGAACTCTTCCTTCTTGAAGTTGCCCTTCACATAGCCCTTCGCACGGGCGTCGTCCAGCGTCAGATCTGCCGAACGGGTCTTGATCCGGGCGAACGGGGGGTGCTTGGCAGCGCCCAGAACACCCTCGACCCACTCGGTACGCCGCTTGTCGAACTGTGGGGTCGCGTCGACCGACTTGGCATCCGGGAACAGAATTTCGATGTTCTCGATGCCGTGCTTGAGGGCGTACTCTTCGACGCCATGCTTCAGAGATCCGCTCTTCTGAGCGTATCCGACGATCTCTTTGACCGCCTCCGGCGTCAGAGAGTGCTTGACCTCCTGGCCGTCCTTCTTGTCAGTCTGATCAAAGACGTTGCGGGTCATCTCGGGGTCGGTTCCTTCCTTGTGTTCGAGGTCACCCTCGGCCTTGGCATCCGTTTGCGCAGCGGTAGTGTTGGTGTCTGGAGCTCCATCCAGAGCAACCGCAACCATGTAGTGAAGGACGCGCTTCTGCTGATCGGTCATACCATCGTAAACATCTTTGATGGTCAAACCAGCGTGCGAAAGCATCTCGTCGAGAGTCTGAGCGTCGACCTTCGTCGTATCTTCAGCACTATGCTCGATGATATCGATTTCCAAACCAGTGTGGATGATGGCCTCATCCGTGGAAATCGTCACATCGTTGGGGTCGTCAGAATGCTGAACACTGACGTAGTCGATCATTGCGCCGGGGTTGGCACCCGCGATGGTGAGGCTCACTTCGCGAATCATCCCATGGAAAACCTGCTTGGCCTTCTCGATGAGTTGGTTCGCCCAGATGGACAACGCACGAATGTCCTTGTGCTGCACCAGAGCCTTGGCGTTCTGACCTTGCTTGGTTTCGTTGAAGAAACCGTGACCATAAACGCCATCTGTCCGAGCTTCCAGAATGACGTGACCCAGAACGTTGTCAGGACTGTTGTGACCGTGCTGCCAGACCAGAGGAACCGTCATCTTGTCCATGTGCTTGAAAGCGTCTGAACTGATAGTCCGTCCGTCGGTGCACTTGAGACCAGCCTTCGTAACGTAGCCTCCAAAATCAGGCTTCATTTTGACTGGTTCCCCCTTCCGGTTTTGTTGGTGGAGAATTCCCAGGCTCCGACGGAGCCGGCATGTTTGGATTCTTGAGTTTGTCGGCTTCCGGATCCTTGTTTGGTTTCCAACCGATAGCCGTTCGAATGTCATTCGGCGCTGCGACAGTGTTTCGCACGAACTTATCTGCAATTTCGGCGATTTGTGTCACAGGAACGAGTTTAAACGGGTCACGGAAGAACAGAATCCATTGATTCTGCGATCGAGCGGTCTTTGTTAGGAACGCCCGGCGCATCGATTGGACGATTGCGTTGACGATTGGCTCAATCGTTCGGTTGAAGTAATTGAGCATAGTCGCTTCATCAGCAGTTCCGTCCATAACAGCCGGCGTGAGACCAAGTTGACTGTACAACAGGTTGATCAGGAACTCAACTTGCTTCATCAAATTGTTTTCTGCCGGACGATTCAGTTGAGTGATCTTTTCTGTTCCATCAGTATAGGCAATGCCATACTGACTTCCCTTCAACTGAAATTCGATGTCTTTTCGACGCTGCTCTGCTTGTTGACGCCTAGCTTCGCTCTTGATAACGTATGGCAACTGGATAATCATATCGAGTTTTCCTGAACTCGATTGCTCATCCACCACATCGAGAAGATTCAACTTACGAATCAACCGTTGAAGCGTTGAATTCGGCTCGTTCATGACCGAATACAAAGGATTCTCGACAATAGCCACGAACTTCTTATCCAACGTGACTTCTTCTCGGAATCCTTTCTTCTCGTTGTAGACGCTCACACGAACATGCTGTGGATACCAAGTAACGATTTCCCCAACGCGGAGGGTTTTAATATCAAAACCCCCGGAAACGTTTGGATCGATCGTTGTATCAACCGGAACAATCGCGCATGTGCCTTTATCGAAAAGCGTCAAGGCGATGTCCTGCACGAGATGTTGGGGTCCTTGATCCAGATTTGATTCGACAGTGAAACAATTGTTCAGTCCACTGTCAATATCCTCGGCATATCGCTTGTTTTCGTCGAGACGAACATGGCGAATGTCGAGCGAAGCAACATCGATACTCAAACGAGTAAAAATCGACGCAATGATTGATCTTTCGTTTGAAAATCGAAGTCTGTTTCGATCTGGACGATTTCCATATATCGCATTACCAGAAGTAAAGGCCAGTTCACGATTGGTTGCATCCCCATCTTTGAATGCATTCCAAGCATGCCTGAGACTTCTTCTAAGGCGAGAGATAAACATGGATGCCTATGCACCCCCTTTCGCTGTTAGATTAGGGAATCCATGTCACTCAAACGCCTCCTTGTTGGCCTTCCATGCGATATAGGCGTCCATGAGAGCTGACACGTTGTCAATCTTCTCGTCGTATCGTCTCTTCAAAAGCTTTCTGTTACCATTCGTATCTTCGATTGTGATGGCATTACCCATTGCGTATGTCATCAATGCTTGATCAAAGATCAGAAGTCGTTCTTCACTGAGAATCTTCAACTCACCAAGAGGTACGGATTCAGTTCTTGCACCTTGAATAACTTTCTCGATACCAAAAGGACCATTCTCGGCTTCCCATCGAGTAACGAATTCTTTGGCATTGTATGGGTCGTAACCAAGGGCACGAACATCATACTTCTGTTCTTCAATGAAATGATCGAGGTCTTCGTAAACCTCCATCATGTCAAGAATAGTTCCCTCGAGAACGTGTAGACTTCCTTCGTTAACGAATTCGTCGTACTTCGCTCTCATTGCACCCGGCAACTTCATCAACGTCAAAGATGTGATGTAGCTCCGAGTCTTTATGCCAAAACCTTTTCGCAACGGGAACAAGAATGTGAAGGCACAGAAGTCATCGCCTTGCGACAGGTCGGCACCAAGAGCACAAGGCAACTCCCAAAACTCTCTTGGGCGATGCGGAAGGGTTTCTTCATACGTAAAGAAGTATGTATAACCCTCCATTGGAATTCCGAACCGTTTTGCTAGAATGTCATTCCGCGAGGCCGGCGCTTTCTCGGCACGTTCGACATCCAGCTGGTATGTTTCGTACGAGACGGTCTTACCGATGTTCGGATTTGCTTTAGGCCACATCGCTGGGTTGGCAACTTCTTCCAACTCATCGAGTTTGTAGTGCCAGATCGAAACATGGGGCGCAAGGTACTCTCCCTTAAGGATGTCAGCGAGTTCCATTTTGATGGTATCGCCGCTACCGTTCCGGACAGTTCCTTCCGAGCTTATCGCAACGATCAAGTAATCGTCAAGTTTCGACGCTCCTTGTTCAACTGCGCCAACTACATCCTCTCTAAGATCTCCAGACAGCCATTCGTCAATAGTTGAAACCTTAGGACGGAGTCCCTGAAGCTTTGCAATCGACATCGGTCGTACTTCGAGAAGCGAGCCTGTCAAAAAGTTCTCGATACCTTTCTTTGTTGAGACAAGTTTCTGTCTCAACCACCGAGAACCTGTGGTGTTTTGAAGTGAGCCTTCCGTCAAAAACTTGAACAGCGGTCCGCGCGCGCGCGTGATAGCCGTTCTGAACGGAGACATCACTTCGTCAGCTTGCTTCATGGTTGGTGCTGTAGTGATTTGATGTGTAGTCGATGTGTCGACATTCAAAAAGTAACTTTGAATACACACCGCGTACATTGACTTTGCAGCACCTCGAGCTACGATCAAGTATTGCTTCGTCGTCAATCGTTTCTTGATGATCTTATTGACGTATTTTCCACCGTGTCCATCTTCCGATGGAACATACACACTACGTTCGACGAAGTAATACCAACCGAAGATCTGCTCTGCCCACAACTTGAACGACGGAAGAAGATGCAAATCACTACCGTCGGTCAATGTCAGTTCGTTCTCGCAGTAGAGGATGAAACCCTCAACCGCCAGATCATCATAGTAGATGTTCGGGTTGGCGATGAGCGCATCGATGCGATTCATCTCCATCGCGATTTCCCGATTGACCGGGATTTCGCCACGGATTACCGCGTCACGAAACTGACCGTAGTAGATCGGCGTCGCTTTATTCGATAGCACTATCGTCAACCCTCCTTTCTACTTCTTACTCAAACCATTTCGAATTGCTTTCCCCGCGGGAGAGTTAGCAATCGCAACGGCTTGGTTGATGGTTCCTCCAAGTTGCAGAATGTCGGAGACAACTTTCGCGCCTTTCTGAAACTTGGACGGATTCAATCGACCGTATTGTTGTTCCAGATTCATACGAGTAATCAAATCCTGCAACTCTCTATTCGAGAGAGCTTTAGTACCACCTGACTTTACTTTGCTTCGAATTTCAGTTGCTCGTTGCGCATCGTCAGATGTGGAGGTGGAAGTTTTGGTCCGGCGTACACCCCACTTCATTCCTTTCACACCGAAATGCGCGAGGAAATCGACTACTGAATCACCCATAGCCAGATCGCTCATTTCATGTTGAGCCGGAAGCTCATACTCCGGACCTTCAAAATCACCAGTCCACAAAGCTATCCGATCGAAGTTCACCCAAAATGTGCCTGGACTATCCCTTTTATCCGGTTTGGCTGGATTGTCTGGAAATCCAAGCGTCAGATGAGGAGTGAACATTTCAAACTGCGGAGTGGAATGGTACGCCTTGTAGATCTCGGGATTCGTGAGGAAGTAGCCGCGAATGGTTTCCAACATCTTCGAATTGTGCTTTCCGAAGAAGAGAACATCCGCTTCTTTGACGCCAAGCGTACCTCGACGAAGGACGTCCATGCCGAAACGCTGCATTGAGGTTCTGACAACGTGATCCAGATATCGCGTTATCTTGATTGCGCTCGCATCGCTCACTTGATCGCCGAGATTCATCAACGTCATATGAGGCACTTTGTCACTTGAGATCTGCCAGACGTAATCGTCTTTAGCAGGTATTGCGACGATAACAACTTGGCTCATTTCACCTCCTCACTGCCACTTGATACCAACGCGAGCACCAATGTCATCCGTGCTGAATGTAAAGTTGCTTGGTAGTGCCCCACTGACGCCAGTTTGCAAGATAGAACCGACGTTTCCTGTACCACTCGGCGCACTGTTTGCGTATGTATAAGGATTCGTTGCACCGATTGAACGCAGGCTACACCCAGCAACTTGACCTGTTACCGTAATCCAAATAACTGTTCCTGCGGTAACACTATACGCCGACGGCAATGTATACGTTTTCACGCCGGTAGTTGTGCTATCGAACACCTGTCCATAATCTTGCGACAGGCTCGAGGCGCCAGGGCGATTGCTGGAGTTCCCGAGTCGAATACCTAGACGTACTTTTCCGCCAGCACCGGCAGCAGTCGCTACATCTATTGAAATATCAGTAATTGCCCCGTCAGCTGCAATCGGTAGAGGCACACAAAATTCTGAATTGGTTCCAAGGGTAAGGGTTGATCCAACTGGACCAAATGGAACGGTAGACCACTTACCTGAAAGTGGCGTGATACCTCCCGCGGGACCAGCTGGGCCAGTGGCACCTGTGGCTCCGGTAGAGCCAGTTGCTCCTGTGGCCCCAGTAGCACCGGTATCACCCTGTGGTCCTTCAGGACCTTCTGGGCCAACAAGAGAATCAAGCCATTCAGCTTCAGTGCCGACGAATCCGTTGTCGACGGCCACCTGATAAGCAGAATCGCCATCTGCCCCAGCTGCACCTGTAGCGCCGGCGGATCCAGTTGCTCCAGTAGCACCAGTTGCCCCGGTAGGACCTACCAGAGAATCCAACCACTCCGCTTCAGTGCCAACGAAACCATTGTTTACAGCAACTTCGTAGGCAGAATCACCGTCTGCACCTGCCGAACCCGTAGCTCCAGTGGCGCCAGTGGATCCTGTAGCTCCTGTGGCTCCAACAAGAGAGGCGAGCCAGGCGGATTCGGTTCCGACAAAGCCATTTGCCACAGCGACTTCGTAGGCAGAATCTCCATCCGCTCCTGCGGATCCAGCAGGACCTGGATCACCTTGGGGACCCGTAGTACCAGTAGCACCAGTTGCTCCAGTCGGCCCAGTTGCTCCAGTAGCACCAGTAGCGCCAGCAGGTCCAGTAGCACCGGTTGCTCCAACAAGAGATGCCAACCAAGCAGCTTCAGTACCGACGAAACCATTAGCAACTGCGACTTCGTAAGCTGAGTCGCCTTCTGGTCCTGCGGGACCTGGAACACCTTCGAAAGTGGCGTCAGCGATCGCCTCTTCGATCATGATGGCGATCAGAGCATCGTTACTGAAGTATTCGAGGTCAGCCCAAGCTTGAACACCGTCGCCAATCTTGAACTTCCCAGTATCGAGCTCAACCCCAGGCTCACCTGCATGCAAGATGGGGTTGTCGGTGGTCCATTCCGCAGCGGGACCCCGGCGGAACTTGAACGTGTACAACAAGGTTCCTCCTAAGGGGGTCCACCGTCAAGAACACTTTCTAGAACAGGATCTGGATCCGGATCTGTCCAGCCCGTCTCTTCCCTGTACACATTCATACGCCATTCAAGTTCTTGAATTTGTTGTCGCATGGCGTCAATCAAATATGACAAAGTAGGCGGATCAAAAAGCATTCGTACACGAAGATACATATACGATTTGACATTGTTTTTTCGAGGATCCGTACCAAGGAAGGCGTCCCACGTAGCCGTAGAATCCTCGATCGCGAATCCGTTCTCCGGACCGATCCCCAGCTGCTGAAGAGTTGAGAAAACCGAGTTGATGTGCAACACGATGTCAATGTCAAACGCCGTGTAGCTCTCATCAATGCCCAGAATCTTCTTCACGCTGGTGAGGATACTGTCCACGTGAGACACCTCCCTTGAAGGGACTAGAAACGATTCTCGTTCAGACGACGCTGCAGAGCCATAACCACCTGAGACTTGGGACTCGACATTCGCATGTCGACGGGGCTCTTCAAGTATCGCTGAAGAGCGCCGATCGTCTTGTATGGCTTTCCATCTTGGACGATGCCCTTACCATCGACAACCAGACTGCTGTCAACGGTAGCCTTCAGTCGGCGCTGAACGGCCTTCACGAGCTCGCTGGGGTTGCTGATGACACCGTCGACCTTGGTTCCCATCACTTGCTGCCAGCGGCGAATGGTTTTCGGACCTAGTTCACCATCGACGACAAGTTGCTGAAATGCAACCGGAACCTGCGGCACTTGGGTTGCACGAATCTTCGCCGCAACTCGAGCAACGGAGGCAGCATTCGCACTGATCTCGAAATGCATGTCATCCTTGCGACCGGAATAATTTCCGCCCCAACGGACGACACCTTCGCAAGTGTTCAGAATGCGCCGAATTGCCTCACGTTGGGTTGCGTTGAACGTGTCCGACTTCCCCATCGGATGATTTGGCGCATTGAGATCGATCGCGGTACCGGACGAGTGATTGCTCAGCGTGTTGCTGCCCTCGATGGTCTTGTAAGCATAGCCCCAACACCAACCATCTCGAAGTTGCTCAACTGTCCGGTTGAATTCCGAAGCAAAGTACATCAGAACGGTTTCAACATCTCCGCCCTTGACGCCGTTCGGGAAATCCACACCGTTCGACAACTTCGGTGTCACGATCCCGATCGCAGCCCTATTCGCACTGGCGGGCCAACCGTTCTGAGAAGTCGTCACGACGCGCAACCACCCTCGTACGTCTTCTCAACGGCGAGCTCTGCCTCGGTAGGCGTTGAATCGCCGGAGTAGCTGGTCTGTTCGAAGACATTGTGCGACGTTACGGGAACGTCTGCATCTTCATCATCCTCGTCTTCGTTCAGCTTGGTCCCGTGCTCCTCCTCAAAAGCCTTGGCGGCTTCGTCATGGATCGGCGTGACACCCGGACTGACTTCCTGGCCAGTCTGCGGATCGTCGTTTGCCTGGTTGTCCATCTTTCCTCCTTCGTTACCACAATTTCGTGTCGCCAGCACGACGAACGACGAGCGGCCGGGGAAGAAGTCTCTCGTCGCCGTAATGAATGGCGTTGTGGGTTTGATGTGCAACTGCAATCAAGAATTCTGGGTCGAGAATACTCGAATCACCGCTTGAAATATCAGCGACTGTCATCGGATTCATGTGGTGAATCGCAAGTCGTTCGTGTATCTCGTAACCTTCAACTCCCAGATCGCAACCACCGTCTCGGACTATGATTTGGTTACGGAGTAAGCGCCATTCCCTTGACTGATAGAACTTCTGGTTAATGTATCGATCGAAACCGAATGTTGATCGACCGACTTCGCCATGAAGTCTCAGATACTCGAATCGTTCCCTCAGCGTACTGAGTCGTCTAAGCTCTGAGTAAGTTCTAATCCTCATCTTCAAGCACCAACGGAGCTTGGCCGGAATACGCACGCATAGCATTGAGTGCTTCGGCGTAGAGAGCCTCATTTTTCTTGGCGTCACCCATGGCAGCCGCCCTAGCTTTCAGAAGTTCGTTCTCTCCAGCCAAACGCTCTTGCTCGAGCCGTTCCCTTGAGGAACCCAGTCTCAAGAAGTGGACAATCTCCTGTGCTGAAGCCGATCCTTCTCGGATGCGCTTCTCGGCAAGGTCAACCGCCAAGGATATGAGTTGATTCTCACGAGCCTCTGGCGTAGTCGCCGGCGGACGACCTCTGTTTGATCCAGATTGACGTCTACCGGTTGACATGGTTACTCCTAGGACGTCGCCATGAGGCCGGCGTTCTTCAACTTGAGGAGAAGCGCGTTGAAATCAGCCTTGAGAGCGGTCAGATCGGCGGCGGTGGTGTCAGCTTGAAGCGGCATCTTCTTCGGAACGACCAAAGCTGTTCCGTCCGAGCCGAACAGTGCAAGCTGCACCGACTCTTGATTGGGTTTCTGAGTAGTTGCAGCGACAACCGTTGCCTGCATGACACCACTGGCCATAGTTCTCTCCTAGTCTCGAAAACTTCCTACCGGGTTTTTCAGCCCAAAAAATTGCCAGAAAAGTCCCCCCG